CAATACTTTCTATCTGTGGCATATGGTTTAATATTTCTTGATAAATACTAGCTAAAATTGGCAACAAATTGTCCTTAAAGAACGCCCATGCTTGACCAACTACTTTTATTATTGCATCAAAAACACTTTGGACAGTGGCCTTAATTTCTGGCATATGTGCCATGATATAGCTGTACATTTCCTGAAATATTGGTAATATGTTATCTTTAAAGAATTGCCACATTGTATTTGCTATATCAGTAATCGCATAGAATACTGTTTCAACATTTGACTGCATGGCTGGCCAATTTGCCTGAATAAAAGTAAATATTTCTTGGATAATAGGCATGAAATTTGCTTTGAAAATATCAACTACAACTCCAACAACGCTAGCAATTTTGTCAAAGGCAATGCCGGCTGTTTCTTGTATAGCGGGCATTTTGTCTATAAACCATTCAGCCATTGTAGAAATAACAGGTATTAATGCATTACCTATGGTTTCTTTTATTTCTCCAAATTTATCATCAAGATGTTTGAGTTTGCCAGCAAATGTATCTCCCGCTGCTCTTGCTGCATTACCAAATTCAGTATTCAATTCTGCAAGAATAATTTTTTGCGCGCCCATTATATCGCCTGATTCTTGCAACGCTTTAATTTGTTCTTTTTGTTTTTCAGTAAAACTAACTCCAACTCTGCTTAGTGCCGTCATTCCGTTTATGGGATCATTCAATGCTTTGCCTAATTGAATCGAAGAACTTTTCATATCTTGGCCAAGGGCTTGTGACATATTAAGTGCTGTTTCTGTAGCCTGTGGAAATACTTCTTTTCCAATGCTAGTGAAAGTTAAGAGTAGGCTTTCACCGTTCATGATAGTCTCAGCAGAGAACAAGGATACGCTCTCTAATTCTCCTGCTAAATCTGACGCTGCGTCTGCCGTAACTCCTGCTTTACCACCGGTGGAAGTAATTACTGCATTGAGGGCAGATAATTGATTAGCCGCTTCTGATGCATCATCAATTGAACTTTTAAGGAATCCTAGCAGTGCGCCTCCAGCAAAGACCCCTGCCATTATTCCACCTAATTTTTTTATGCCACTACCAAAGCCGTCCACTTTATCGGATACCCTGTTCAGCCCATCGTTAAAATCGTTTAAATTAGCTTCAATCCTGACTATTAAACTACCAACGTCTTCGGCCATATATTCACCTCCCTAGAAGAAACATTGATCGATGAAAACTTCATTTTTCTGCGGAATTTTCTTTGCATCAGAATTCTTGACAATATCTAACATCTCGTCAAATGACATATAGTTATCAGAGGTCATCTGAGGTAATTTTACAAGCCATAGTTCCCATACTTTTTGTTCGATATCTTTCTCTTTGATCTTCAAGAACTGATTAATAAAATCAGATATTTCCATACTTAAAATAAAATTAATGTTGCTGTAATTCCTTAGGATAGAATCATAAAGTTCAGCCGTGTCTATCTCACAGCAGATTTGAAAAAAGACATATTTTTCTCGCTGAATAGCTCTTTGATAAGGTTGGCGAATTCATCTAATGGCAGATTTGATATTTCTTCAACAGTCTTTTCGTTTAAACCAGCCATAAATTCAAAGAACTCTTGTTCTACTTTGTAATAATTTTCTATAATCCCCCAAATTAACTCAGATATCATCTGCCCACTATTATTAATATCGTTCCCATTTTCATCCTTTTCTTTTGGCTTAAACATAGCCTTGATTGATTCTTTAAGTTCCATTTTTGCAATAATTTTTGTAAATGGTGCAATATCTTTAGCTAATAATGTACGCATAATAACGCCCCTTTTTAATATAATAGAGAGGGCATACGCCCCCTCTTATTGTTAAGCTGTGGTAGTAAATCTAAATGTGGCAGGTGCCGACAAGCTATTTCCAGCATAGTCTTTGATGCCCGTGCCAAGCACAACATCATAACTCGTGGATGCTGTGAGCTGCGCGCTGAACACTACCGTAACTGTCTCTTGACCAGTCGAGAGTGATAATGTGGCTGAATAAGTTGCACCACTTGTAGCCTGAAGGAACATAAAGTTTCCAAGTGTAATGGTACTTGAAAGAATTGCTTCGGAAAATGTAATCGTAATGTTAGTTGTCTGAGATGCGCTCGTACTATTAGCGGATGGTATGCTGCTTGAATAGGTAGGGGCTGTGGCATCAGCAGTAGTGCCATATACATTTGTAAACCAAGCCGTCCCAATTGCCGCAGTATAATCTGTTGCATCATCCCGAGTGCTGGATTTAAAACGTCCGTCATAAATTCTTGCAACAAATTTACCATTCATTACTGGCGTTTGCCAAGCAATGGAGTCGCCTTTTGTTTCATGATCGATGGTTGGTTTAGCAAATTTCCCTTTAAGAAACCAGAAGTATGAAAATCCTCCATTACTTCTTTTTGCCTTGAATCCAAAGGCTACGTCTACAGGTTGATCGGTTGAAAGTTCATTCAATACTCCACCTGTGACTGTATGCCCCATGATTGCGGCATAATCTTCCTGCGAAATATCGGCAATTCCAACATCTAATTCAACTTCTCCTATTGTCTCTGCTGTATCGTACGGTCCATCATCAGCAAAGAGTGTGGCAACCTCTGAATTTGGGTTATAAGAGACGGTTAATGCCCCTTTTAGGGCAATAGGGGCTTGATAGGATACACTAGCCGAAGTATCGGAACTTAACAGGGCATAATAAAAATTACTTAAACCAATGAGAACTTTTTTGGCCAAAATTTGCACTTCCTTTCCTAGAAACTTGGATCGCTGTAATCAAGGCGGAATTTCATGGATTTATGGTAGATCAAACTATCTTGTTCATAAAGATCATTCGACGATATCCGAGCAAAATCTAATGTTTTCATCGCCGAATCAACACCCATTGCCAAAGCTGTCAAACTACCTGAATGCCATAAATCAATTTGATAGACAAACTCACTACCTATCTCTTGGTCATCACCATAGAGAGTGCCTATATTGTCAATTTCAAAGTAGCTCAATGCTGGCAAGTTGGTAAAGTCAGGTGGGTGGAAAAAGTAAAATCCGGTCAATGTAGAGAGGCTTGTATTGGTCTGCAAAGCTGTTAATACAGCAGATTTTATAGATAGCATTACAAGCCAACACCACCTTTTAAAGCCTTGGCCAATTCTTTAAGTATTTTTTGTTTATTGCCGTTGAAAGCGGGGAATAGGAATGGTTTTGCTGGCTTTTTTGATGTCCCAAACTCCACCGCAGGAGCATATTCCACATTAGTACCAACTTCAACCGACGGGTTATTACTTCCAAATCCATTTTCAACATGCGAAATGCTTGCCCTAAGTCTTCCAGTATCAACAGGAGCATTAATCTTTGCATCACGTTCGACAAATAAAGCGCTCTTTATAAGCGCATCATTAATATGATCTCTATCATTTGTTATAATTTTGTTATTCCTGTTTCTTAGCTCTTTGTTCCCTTCCAATGTCGATCTTGTGCTATTAGTCATATCAGCTCACCACCGGACGGACAATGACTTCCCAATGATTTTGAAATTGCTCTATCCTGTAAATACTAAATGTTTTTGTTCCATGGATAATGCGTCCATTTTCCAAGGCTGCACTAGATGTCTTTAAGAAAAATAAATTTGTTATGCCAGCGTCAGAAATGCCGTAATCTTTGAATGCAATTTCGCCAGATAATGGCTGCTTATTGCTTCGTTCTGTAGTCTGTGATGCTGTCCAGACATTAATGGGCATTCCTTCTGCATCATAAGAAGTAGACTTATTTTGAATTGTTACGCTTATATCAAGTAACATTTAAAACACAGCCTTTCGATAGCTGTCTAATATGCTTGAATATTGTTTGACAAGTTGGTCATCTGACCACACATAAGTTAAGCGTCCCTGCGTAAGTTGTTTAAGTCCTACAGTGCCATCCTGTTGCTCTCCATAGGCATCTGCTATCATGGACAGAATTGCATTTTCTAAATCCCAAGGCATCGTTTTAGCACTTTCTGGCGTTAATGTATATCCCGCAGAATAAACTACACCGATATTATCGACAGGCCCTGTCAAATCTCCAACCAATCCAGTCAAATATCCATACCATATCCAACCAGTATCTCTAAACAGAATACCCTGTTCTAAATATGTCGAATCAGAGGTAACATAGTCAGTTCCCGCGGTATATGACGCGCTGTCAACTTTAACGGATGTTATGGTGTTAATCGGATATTGATTTAATACTAATCTTTGCCGGCCACTACCTTTGTAAAACTCCGAATAGGTATCAGCAATGAACTTTCGATTGGTATATTTTGATACCCAACTCGAAATACTATTGATTAAGCGTTCTATCTGCTTATCTTTGCTGTAATCCCATGCAAAATACTTATAGCTTGCTACTGTCACAACTCCGGTTATAGCAGCCGTAAAAGTTGTTGTGCCCAAATCATAAGCGATGGTCATATTGGCAGTTAACAAAGTATCCGCAGCAGTTGCCGTAGCAGTAGCAACGCCCAATTGATAAAATGTGCCAAAATAATTAGGTGCTAAATCGGTATTGGCAAAACTAAATGTAATCGCTGCTGTGTCTGTCGTAAGAGTCTCAGTGCTTGTCACTGATGTTAAAGTATATAGCGAAAGGTAACTACGCACCGACTCCATTGTAGTCAGCGCTTGGGCTATTAAGGGCATCATATCCCCTCCCCTTTAATATGGAAGGGGAACGATTTCTCGCCCCCCTATTTCATGATTATTTTCTCGCTAGATTCTTTTTTCTTGTCATCCGGCTTAATCATTTTATTCTTATCCGGTCTTTTCATAAAATCACCTCATTAGGTTGCCGGCTCGATAACCCCATCGCCAAGGACAATGGCCGAAGTTACAACGGCGGTTACAGTGGTCGCGCCTGAAGCGGTAACACTGACACGAATATATCTTTCTGCTCCGGCAAGGTCAATTGCAAATCCATCAACAGTGCCATCCGTGGAAGTTGTTCCGGCAGATATATACCCGCTATAGGTAGCAGTACCGAATGCGCTAAATGTAGCTGCATCAGTTGTGTTGCTATCCTGAAGCACGAAGGTGAACGGTTGTGTGTCGGCTATGGACAGACTGAATGCTGTGGCTATAATCAGAGCAGATAGATAACCCTGCCTGTCAACAGGGAGACTTACATGCGCTGAAGTTCCTCCTGCTGTGAATCTTTGGCCTAAACCATCGGCCACATTTTTAGATACAACTTGTTCGATCAATTTACGTCGAGATGGCATTTAAAATTCCTCCTTATTTACGCTAATTTCAGTAAAATATGTCCTGAATTGTTAATTTCCAAGAACTTCATCGTGTAACCACCGGACAGAGTGGTCACGATGAACGTGCTTATTGCAGTGGCATCAGCAGAAGTAATACTATCTGCCTCAAATGTGAGAGACAAAATCATATATTTATCCCCCTTACGAAGTTGGGTAGTTCCATACAAGGAACGCTTCAGGATGGCGAAGTGCGAAGTCATGCTTTGCAGTTATTTTGAGGACAGTTTGGTCAAGAGAGAATGCACTTTGCAATGCGCTTCCGTCATACCATGATGCTTCATTCGATGCCATGAACTCAAAGGCCATTTCGTCCCCGAATAGGAATTCTGAAAAATCTCCAAAAAATATGTCGAAATAAGTCGTTCCTGCAGTTGAATTTGCCGTGGTAATTTGATTAGAAATACGGAATGGGAAGCCATTTAGCTTTCCACTGTTCATTTCTTCCCTATAAATGTACTGATTGGTAGTTGTCTTCAAATTGTAGAACGCACTCCAAATTTTACTGTTGAATATCCAGCCAGCAGACAACATGGGAACATTATTATTAAGCAATTGCCCAATCATTGTTCCCGGAATATCCGCACTGAGAGTTCCAGTCCCGGTCGCAATGCTAATAGCAGAAGAAACGGCCGTAATACTTTGCTTGATGCCAAGTGGAGTGAATGCCGTTCCTGTACCATACATAGCTGTGTAGTCAAGTTTTAAGCGCATTTGTTGCACCATATCATCGCGCACGATAGCATCCGCTTGGGGAGATGAGTTACGAATTAAGTCATTTGAAACCGGAACAAGTGTGACAAGTTTCTTAGAACTTAATTTGACATTCCCAAATGATTGCTGTGATTTAGTGGCATTGGCATTTTCTCCGATATAGTAACTTGTTGCCCCACCAGTTAATTTAGGCATATTAAGGTTACCGTTAGGCATCGGAATACGGCGTGTTCCCAATTCCATTACGGCGGTTTTGGCTAAAAGCAATGGAATGATATCAGCTGCATATTGCTCGTTAATTAAAAATCCACCCTCACTCGGGGTGGTTGCGGAAAGTTGCTTGAGCAATGCTTGAACTTGCTTATCTTCGGGATACATACCTTTATTGGAATGATCTCCACCTTTGCAATAATACAATGCTTTGTCAGCGTCATTCTTGGCAATGGTAAGACACTTGAT